ACTAGCTTCTCTTTGTTGAAGTCTAGCCTAAGCAGTTTCCATGGCCTGATGAGGAACCGAAACCCAAATAGGGGTCGCCATGTGGTACAATGTGTTTATTTGGAGGATGCTGCTTGTCATCCTGGTCTTGTTTGTCAGTTTTGCGTCCCTCTTGTTCATGTGGGGAGGCTTTGGTGTATTGCTGGCCTTGCCAGCCCTTTTCATTGGGTTTTGTGGCCCATCTGGTTGTGCTTTGATCATGATCTTGGGCCCACTGTCCGGCTATGTTTTTGTCTCTATATTTCGTGACAGCCTTGCCCGTGAAGTGGCGATCATTGATTCAGTGGGTGAAGAAGCTGCCTTGTGGGTCTCTTCGGATGTTAGCACATTTTCATCCCATCCGCTTAAGCTTGTGATGAGGGAAGTTATTTGGATGGGTCATGATGAGTCAGGGATCTGGCTCCAAGCGTGGGCCCACACCTTAAAGCTCCCCATTGAGTTGCAGGATATGGTGGGGCGAGGCGCTGCACAATTTGGTTCTATTTTGTGGTCGAGACTTGTGCTTTGGTTACATGCTGGCATGACTGAGTGGCCATCTGCTGCCTTTTCTTGTTTTGCCATTTGGCGTATTGCCAAACAGGCAAAGACTTTGGGGGTTTGGTGGTACACCAAGTTTTGGTGGCGTTTGGTAACAGTTCTCATCTTCCTTTACCACCTCCCCCCGGACGTGATGGTCCCTTTGTTGTTTAGAGGCTGTTATTGGCTCTTGCGGGAGATTGTTGCCATAACTCACCAGCGAAAGGAAGCTTGGGAATGGCTTCAGACTTTTTATGTCGCCATTCTCGTCAAGTTCATTGCTTGGGCTGAGTCTGTTAATAGTGAATTTGAGAAACACCACTCTCTGGCTATTGCCAGGGGTTCTTCTCGGCTCACCCAGCACTTTAAGTCAATGGTGATGACAGCTTCCATCGTTGTGTCCGACTTGGCACTGCCATCCTATGTGAGAACAAAAGGGCCTCTCAGTCCTGACCGTGAGACCCTGGAGGCTTCTCTGACACTCATGAAGGACCTCGGTTGGCCCATAAACGTGAATGTCACAGATCCCACCCCATTGGCTTCCCAGTCATTCAGAGAGTGGGTGCTTTGTGGGTCAGACTTCAAGCAGGGAATTCATAACCTTAAGATGCAAATCGATGAGGACCTTGAATCCCTTCGCATTGCTGGCATCCGGTATAGGAGGTCTGAGGAGTATGCTTCGGTTGAGAATGAATTGGAAGCCACTTCAAGATACTTTCGCTCCCCAAAGTATGACTACCCTGACCTTGACCTGGATGATGTTTGGTTTGTTTTGGGGGATATCTTCAGACATTCTCGGCTTACATCTTTCAACTACATCATTCGGATGTGGGAGAAAAAGTATGCGTTGGGTGCCTTTATGAGGGATCCCCTCAGGCTTCGTAGTAAGTATAAGCGCTCCAAGTTCATCCATGACTTGGGTGGTTATGGCCCCTTTAAAGCATTGTGGGCCCGCACCTTTTGGGCTGCAACTCAGATTTTGCCAGTTTCGGCTGTCTCTGTGAAAGGTGAGGCCTTACCTGAAAAGAAATGGGCCAATAACATGGTTCGTTCCATTATTGGTTCGCCCATCACCCAGTACATCTTGTCAACCATTTGGAATTATGGCCCTAATCACAGGTTTTCATGGGTTTCGACACCCATCAAAATTGGTATGCCACTCAATGGTTACTGGATGTCCACTATTTGGCAGCGCCACTCACGCTGTCAAATTCATGTTGAGGGTGATTTCACTGCCTTTGACAGCACTATCAGTGGAAAAGTGGTCGATGTCATCAAGGCCATCCGAAAGCATGGTTTCGAGCATCACAAGGACAGAGATCGGATTGCCGATCTGATTGATATCAATTATGAGCAGGTTGTCCACCAATTGTTGAACACCACTTCGACTGGAAATGTGTACAAAAAGGGAACTGGTTTGACGACTGGCCATTCTTCTACTAGTATGGACAACTCTGTGGGTTTGGTGGTGCTTTACTTAATGGCGTGGAAAGACCTTACTGGCCTATCATCCCGAGAGTTCATGTATTACAATGAGCTCTCGTGTTTTGGTGATGACCATGTATTGTCAATCTTGGCTGCAAAGCCTGCCGTGTGGACACCGAAGAATATTCGGTCCACAATGGCCAAGTGGGGCCTCACCAACAATTTGGAAGTGAAGCAGTCACTTAATGAGGTCTCCTTCCTTTCTAAGTGGGGAAGACGTGCAACGCCTGCAGAAAGGGCAGAGCTTAAAAAGTTTGGGCTCGATGTCCCTTTTGTGGTGTGGCATGACAAAAAGAAATTAGTCGGTAAGTTGACTGCACCAGTCAAGACTGTTTCAGCCACATACAAGGCTAAACGTTTGTTGAGCTACCTCACTTTAACTGCACACCATCCAGACTTATATGATGGCATATGTAAAGTTTTGGTTAAGTCGCCTGCCATCATGACACACATCAGGCACAACAAATGGCGCATCCCGTCCTACCAGACCGTGATGCGCAATTGGTACAACCCATCCCCCCCGCCTAATCAAAATGACAAGTTGGTTTTGGAGGACCAAGCAGAGTTTGAAAACATTGGGCAATTAATTGAATATGGGGAGGTGAGTGCCCTGGATGCGTTTGTCGGGGCCTTATCCATGGCACCTGACCTGCTATCCCCTTTGTTGTTTAACTATGGGTACATGCGGGCTTTGCAAACCTTTTTGAGGTCCCGGCTTGCCTGGGTGCCCGATTTGCTTTGCCTCAACAATTCTATTTTGAGTGCGGGCATGCTGGAGAATGTGTGTTCGAGGACCCCTTACCGGTTTCTTGAAACTTCTCTTTTTGTCCCTGGGCTCAGTGGTGTCAATGAGAGCACCCTACTTTTACGGCATTGGCTCTTTTGTTGGTACTGTTCAAAGAGGCCGAAGCAGAGGTTGGGTGCATGGACAAACATGATTGTTGCCAAGTTTTCAAATTTGCAGTTTTTGTTAAATGGCAGGGTTATGCTGGAGTCACGACAAAATGAACTCGGGCTTGATTTATTGATTGTTTGTGCCTTACTGAGCTTAGTGAGTGTCCCGGACTGGGTATCACCCTTGGGTAAAGTGACGTTGCCTGACCTTCAACTTATTTTGGATTCCGTCATACATTTCTTTACGGTGCTCATTTGGCAAAGTGTTCCCCCTAATTTTAGGGAAACGACACCCACACTGCGTACCTTTGATAGATCAGGCGGGCCTATTGGTGTCCAGGCACCCACAGGAACTGGGAAGTCGACTGGTTTTGTCCAACACCTTGCAATGGTTGCAGGGCATAGGTTTCGCAAAATTGTAGTTGTTGAACCTCGGAGCATTTTGGTTCACGGACTTGTCCAGTTCATGTCTGATAATTATGGGCTGGACGTGTCTGGTGCCACTTCTGGTTTAAAATTGGACACCTCTAAGAGGGTTCTGTATGTTACCCCACAAGCACTTATGGGCCATCTTGAACTCTTAAATCCTGAGAATTTAATTGTTCTTGATGAGGCCCATTTAGGTGAAGCTTTTTATGATGCCCTCCGGATTATCATCCGCAAGGCTAAGCTCCCATCATTGTGGGTTTCTGCAACACTTCCAGAGCACTTAAGGGCTCAGTGTCAGCTAGTGCTAGACATACCCATCGCAAATCTCTGGACAGTTGGTGAACAAATTGTTAGGTGCAACATTGATGGTGTTTCATCTGTGTTAGCACATTACCAGGATTATTGCCTCAACGTTGCCAACACGTTAACCCCGTCACAAAAGGGCCTTTTCTTTGTTCCAACAGTCAAAATGGCTGAGTTTCTTGCTGAGAACTGCAAACATAGCAGTTTTGCCTTGCACTCCCATTCAAAATTGAATGCCCGTTGGGAGTCACGGGCAATTTTTGCCACGCCTGTTGCGGATGTTGGTCTCACTATTCCTGATGTCACCCTCGTTGTGACACCAAATTTCACAACCTTGAGTGGCAACAAGTTAGTAGCTTTAGACCGGCACACTCGTGCCCAACGCAAAGGTAGAACTGGTAGGACTTCAAATGGAACATTTCGATTAGTCACATATGATGGCCCTTTTGAGGACTTAGGTGTTAAGTCAGCATCATCTCCTGATAGCATACGTGAGTTGCTGCTTTCAGGAATGCCAGTTGCCTTAGCCAGTGTACTTGGCCAAGAAAATGTTATTCGCGCTTTTGGTGTTGAGCCCCCTGATGAAAGCGGGGAAATTGAAGGCATTCTCAATGACCTGGAGGTTTTCCTTGCCAACATGCGTCCAGTTCTTTTGGGTGCACAGGCTGCGCGGGAAACAGGTGACCCTTCTTTCGGCCCGCCACAGATTTTGCACCCCACAGGAACTGGCATCAGTAGCTCGTATCCTCAACCTGAGTCTGGGATCGATGAAAAGATTCTTGAAATGGCAGCGAGTCTTTTGTCCGCAAAGGCAATTCATGGTTCTGAAGTTAATGACAACTTACTCAGGCAGTTGGATGTCATGGCTGGTCCCGTTATTAGAGTTGGTAATCTTGTTAGGGCATTGTTGGCCGGTGAAAAGACCGACACATTGAACCCCAAGAATGCCATTCCGACAGGTAGTCTAGAAGATGTATATGCGCTTAAAGGCATATATGACATTCTAGTGCACCTCGACGAATAATATGTTTTCCCCTGACGAGATATCGAAACTGGCCACCAGTCGGGAATAAGTCATGTCTACCCACTCAGAACCTGAATCTACGGCAACGGAAACGATTGCCAGGCAAATTGAACACATAAAGTCCAAGCCAGTGTCCCTTGGTGGTGCTGGCGGTTATTTCGTCACTAAGTCTAAGTTGGACCATATTGAGCAAAAACTGCTTTCTGCGCTTGAGCAGTCCGCCACGACATCAGATAGTCCTTCACGCCTTATTGAGCTACAAGAAGAGCTCAATGAAATTCGTGATTCCTCAAGGAAAGCCCAAGCTGATCTTGAACGCACTCAGGCGACCCTCAAAGAGCGCACAGCCACGTTTGCCAAGGTCACCAGGGAACGTGACACGCAACAGGCCTTGGCCAAAAGTCGACTTGAGGAAGTTGAGCGGACTCACGCTCAATACCGAGAAGCACTGGCTGAGGCCAAGAAAGAGCGAGAGGAAAGTCGGGCTCTCCTTTCCACGGCGTCTAGGGGTTTTGACCCAGATCGAGCACTGGAACTGCAAAAGAGTGTTGAGTCCTCTACTGCCAGGATCAAAGACCTGCAGAGGGATCTAGAATTAATCAATGCTGACAAGAAAGCACTTAACGCAAGCTTTCAGGAGGCCAATGCCCAATTGGCTGCCCTTTCTAGCGAGCGGACAGTGCTACAAAACCGGATCAACGAACTCTTGACAACTAAGAACTTAGCTTCATCAGACATTGTTCCAGAAATCACAGTTGCCCGGCCGGAATTGAATTCCAAAATCCTTCAGAAAATGATTGGTGATCGCGGCATTAATTGGCTCCATAAAGCGGAGCAGCAAATGGTAGATGATTATCGTAATCGGATCTACAATTTGCGGCTGGCCACAAAGTACGCAAACTCACCCAATGTCAAATCCATTTCTGATCTCCTCCAGATAGTGCTAAACTGGTGTAAGAATAAGACATGGAAGGCCCGCCAAATCATTGCCGGCTGGGTTGACATGATAGAAGCCCACATAAGGGCTGGTGCAGTTCGCTCAGTCAAATTCTATCATGATGAACTACGTAGAGTTTCAGATGAGTTTGATGAGCAAAGGGCCCACCATAATGTCGAACCTGGACAAAAGTTACGCTGGTGGGAGGATGCTTACTTTTATGCCAAAGTCTTCTATGGGAGGGCCAAACGTTCAACTAGGAGAACGACATCTTGGTTTTCCCGCACCCTTAAAAAGGTTGGCGGGTTTTTCTCCAAGTTGTTCGGGTTTCGTGAAAGTGTTAAATTGGAACCTGAAGATTTTGACGCAGATGAACTTCTTAAAAAAGAAGGTCCTAGCGTCTGGGAGAAGGGTAAAATGAGGGCTGGAACAGCTCCCCCTCCTCCCCCTCCGCCTGCCCCAAACAAAAAAGTCAACGCCATGGCCGAAAGGTTGGCAGGACTAATGGGGGGCCGGAAGTGAGGATAATTTTAAATTCGCCTCACACTTCTAGAC